ATACGAGGTAGCGTAGCGTCTCGTGGGCTCGGAGATGTGTATAAGAGACAGCCTGTGTGCGTGGTCGATGGTCATCGCCAATGAAACAAAAGTGGCGGTAGTCATCGCAAAGCATTGACGAAGCCTTATTCAATGGCTTGGCCATGCCTTTGCCTTCGCGTGGCAACACAATCATTTGCGCCGGCGATAGCTCGCGATAGTGGTCAATCTCAGGGTCATCATCGTCAACAACAATCACAAGGTCGGAGACTGTGTCGGTTTCTTGTAAGGAAAAAAGCAAATCCTCAATGTTGGAAGGTCGCCCTCTTGTCGGCACAATGATCGCCATATCCTTCATCGCCGAACCTCATTTGCAATTGCGGCGTAAGCGGCTAAGTCAATGAAAGAATCGTCATCGTATTTGTAAGCCAACCTTGCCAATTTCAATCCAGCCATGCAAAGCGCAACTTGAGCGGCATCAATTTCCACGCCAAGAATAACTGACCAAATCTTTGCAATTCTGTCATGATTTGGAAAAGGGTCATCGTAAGATTTATTTCGATCACCCATTGTCAGACGAATTGCCTCCTGCAATGTTTCTTCCCTGTTCATTTATCTCCCTGGTTATTAGTGAATCAATTGAATTGAGACTCGCCTCATCAAATTGATAGTTATAGATTTGCCTACTTTCCTTGCCGGTCATCTTAGGCTCAAGGTTCTCAATATCGCTAACCTCGCTCCACCCCTTGAATTCAATTTTTGGAGTGTCTGACTCTATCTCATCAGCAACGCACCAAATGATCAAATCGGCCTTGCGCTTGACCGAAGCCAATTGGCTCACGCTCACGCACCTGCCCCAATCATCCCAAAACTCGGCTTTCCAAGTTTTGACCTCAATGCGCCCAACCCTTGAATCAATGTCGCAATTTTGAATTTTGTTCAATTCAAGAAAGTGCGGAATCGGGTTTAGCCCTTGATTTTTCAAATGAGTATATGTGGCAAATTCGCCGAGGCGACCAACCAAATGTGAATTCGTTGTGTTTCGGTAATGCCCGAAAACTTTAGAATACTTCTGGAAAGATGCCTCGGCGAGTAGTAACGCTGCGAGCTTAGTTTCTGTGTTGAGAACTACGCCCCTGGTTGTCAATTATTTGGTGATTGTAAGTGAATCTTTTGGATTTACAGCGCGGATGATTACTGGAATTGTTGCAATCCAAATTGCATTTGCGGCGTGTTTCCAATCAGATGTGGAAAAGTCAATTGGAGATTTGCCTAGTGAAACGATTGCTGTGATTGCTACGGCTAGAAATGATCGAGCGTATGAAGCGAGTGCGGCATTATTTATTTTCATGGTTTCCCTTATTTGGTTGGTGTGATAATCGGCCACGCTGGTCGCGCAACCGCAATGATTGTCTTTCCGAAATATCGTTTGCGGCGATAAACGCCACCTCCGTTTTGTTGGCTACCAGCAACGCCTTCCGGCGATGTGTTGCCTTCAATGGTGTTTAGATGATCAGCGGCAACGCTTTCCACAATGCCAACATGATCGGCAATGCCTTTGCCTTCCCAATCAAAGAAGACAATGTCGCCAGGCAATGCCTTGTGCGGTTCAATAAGCGCATTGCGCTTTTTGAAGTAGGCAACGCCATCTGGACAATAGATAAAGCCAAACTTGTTCTTGGCGGCAATCAGTGAGGAAGCCGCGCATTGGGCAAATGTCCAGGAAACGAACACCGCGCACCAACTTTGACCTTGGCCATTTTCGCCAACGACCTTCTTCCACCAATCCCAAAATTCAACGATATTTCCTGACTTGCCATCCTTGCCACCTTTTTCGACAGTGCCAAGTTTGGATTGAGCCGCTTTCAAAACATCGTTGCCGGTCATTATGCCTTCCGAGTGCGAGTTGGCTTGGCTTCGGTAATTGCCTTCATAACTTCAACATCAATCTTGATAATGTTTTGATTTTCAATCAATTGATCAACCTTGTTGATTAGGCCAGTTTGTCCATCGTTGAAAAGCGCATATTCAATCTTTGCCAATTTGTCTTCAATGCCTTCGGTATGTTTCTTGATCGTGTGCTTGGCTAAAATCCCAAGACCAGCAAAGAAAGTAATGAAAACAAAAAAATAAGAATAGATGACTGTTGCGATGTCTGAATTCATCGCGTAATGACTAAAATCGAAATCGATGAAGAAGAAGCTGAGACTGCCCAGATTTCACCTTCATGGTTGGCTAGGGAAATTTTGTCATTCACATCTAGTTTGTAACCAGTGGTTGATGAAACTGTATTGTCACCGCCAAGATAAACAATTGCAGTTTCACTGTGAACATAGACCATTTCAGCAGCAATGTCGGCGCTGACGATCTTTGTTGGTGATGTTGTGACTGTGTATTGTGCAGATGTAACTGCCATGATTGGCTCCTATTCGATGAGATTTACCAAGGATCGAGTTCTACCTTGAGCAAGTTGGGTGTATATCTGTGTTGTCGCAACGCTTGTGTGGCGCATTAGTTCCTTGACGGCGATCAAATCACCGCCGGATTTCTCCAGCATATTTGTCGCAAAATAATGACGAAGGCTGTGGAAATGCTTTGCATCTTTGCCAAGCACTCGGCGCATTTCATTTGCCGCTCTAGCTGAGAATTTATTTGGGGTTACTTCCCAAAGGCGACCAAGAGTGTTGTGAGATTTGATCATTTGCGCCACTATCGGTGAAATTGGCACAACCAAATCTGTATTTCCCTTGCCTAGTATTCGCAAGGAATAACCTGAGTCAGCTTCAATAAGGTCTGAGCCTTGAATTTGAGCCGCTTCCATCGCTCGAAGTCCAGCCATTCCCCCAAGGATGAACCAATCTCGGTAAGGCGGCTTCGCTTCAGCCAGTAGCTTCTCAAATTCAGCCTTGGTCACTGGCTTTGGCACTCCACGACCGGCTTTGACTTGAGGCAGGTCAAGTGCTGGATTGTTGCCGTTGACCAAATCCATCTTGTTCAAATGCTTATAAATAGAGCGCAACCTGGCGACATAATTAGCCTTTGTGGACTGCTTAGTGCCACCTAAGACCACGCGCTCACAATCGGCATAAGTTGCCAGTGCCGGATGAGCGCCAAGCCGTCTGATGATCTGCCAGTCTGTGACCAAGATGTGTTTGGAATAACCGCTAGTTGAATACCGATTAGCCAATTGCCGATGAATCTCTTCCATTGGTACAAGTTCCATGACAATCCCCCGATTGTTTAGTTGTTAGGTTTGGAGCAGTTTATGGCTTAGAAGTAGGCAAACTCTCAGTCAAGTCTGCCAGCAATTCATCGTGTGTCATTTGTCAAAACTCTCTGTGGAGTGTGCTGCTAGTTGCGCCAACACCAAATCAGCAGCATCTTTACGGCCCGCTGCATAGAGTCTGCACTCTAACGAATTGATACATCTATCCATTTTGGCACACTCTGGGCAATCAAAGTCTAAGATTTGCGCTGCAAGTAATTTAAGTAGTTTATCCATCGTTATACTTCTTTCTAGGTAGGAAAAATCTTACACCCAAAGGAAGCTGGATGAGAAGTGCCACGCCCTACTGGGCGGTAGGTGCTGACTCGGATGCGAGTGTGGCTTGTGCCGCCTGTTGTTCGTCATAGGTTGATTTGAGCATTGAGGTAAATTCCTCGTTGCCGTGGTCAATTATGGCGTGTTCTACTAAATCGCCATTAGCGTTTTCTAGTTCTACAAAAGTAACTTTATCCATTGTTATCTCCTAGAGTTCTGCACTAAATCCAATATAGGAAGTGCTTGTAGATGCCTGTGGAAAATAAGGACGATACTGCGTCAAGGTTGCAGAACCGTGAGTATAGGTAGCGGTGCAACCTGTTGATGATGAAGTATCCAAAGCCCATGTACCGCCTGAATAGCCTGTATTGCCGTCTGCAATTTGTGGTGTGCCACCTGTATCAATCGCCGTAACTGCTGCTCGCATTGTTACAGGTAAAGCAAAAGGCATAACTGCTAAAGATGTTGATTTAGCAAAACCTAAAGTACCTAATAAGGCAGATGAATTGTTGCCCGTTGTTCGTATGTAGTAACGCTGGCAAGCGGCTAACTCCCCTTGAACTGTGCCAGTTGCGGTTTGGAAAGCGGTAGCGACTGAACTTGCTTCTAGTTGTACGCCTGTGATTTCAAAGTAATCGTTAGTGCCAGCAGTTCCTGTTGGAACCCAATAAAATGAAATAGTAATTTCTGTTGCTGTAACTGGAACTGTGATTGTTTGGGTAAATCGTTGCCAAGTAGTAGTCAAAGTGTTGTTCTGATTGTTATCAACGGACCCTGTGTAGGTTCCACCAGTAATTCCGTTTTGGTCTGTTCCAGTTCCTGTCATTATGTCAGAGAGTAGAATAGAACTGGTTGGAGAGTAGTCTGCTCCCTTTCGTGCGTAAAATGAAAGAGTGACGGATTTCCCTGCCAATGGAACAGATGTTGCTGTATCTAAAGGTGTACCAAAATAAATATTCTGTACTCCTGTTTGTCCTGAATTGCGTTGTACTCTTGCGCAGTATTGGATAAAAGGCAGGTTAGTTGTGTCGTTTGTCGCTTGGCGGCTAATAGTCATTGCTTGATTAGCGCGATTGTAAATAGCAAATCTATCTGATGTAAAACCACCTACGCCAGCGCCTGCAATAGCAACAGAAGTTCCTCGTTGCCACACACCAAAATCACCATTGATAATCTTGTTCTTACCTGCCGCGTAATTCCCTGCATAACTCAAGCCTGTAGTAGCGGCAGAGTTGGCTACGAGTGTTTGACCATCGGAGCCGACTGCCAATTCTGCAAGGGTATTGGCGGCCGAAGCGCTGACCAATGAGCCTTTGGCGCTCAGGGTGGATTGTGGTGAAGCTGCCCACTTGAGACCGGTTGTCTGTGTGGAATCAACGATCAAAGTCTGATTGGTTGTTCCAACGCCTAATCGAGCATCCGTTGTGGAATATGTATGAACATCGCCTTTTGTGGTTAGAGGCGAAACGAAAGCCGATTCAGTGATCCAGCTTGTTCCATTGTATATTTCCAAAACTTTCGCATCCGAGCGATAGGAAATCATTCCTTCGGCCAAGACACCTGAAAGAGCGGTGGTTCTAGCAGCCGCGCTCGCAAATACCATGACAGTTTGATTCATCAGGTAATTGTTGACATTTGCCGCCGTTAGAACTTCGCCGGTTGAAAATAGCTTATAGCCACCCGCCATTTGTTGCTCCTTTTATTTAGTAACTGAGTAGTCCCGCTGATCCATCCAGTACCCCTGCAAGAGTGCTGTCAAGAATAAACGATTGAATAATTGGTTCGGCCGTCAAGAGTTTTGTATCGAAACTCTTTTTGGTCATATCGTGTTGAACGCCCTGAACGAAAAGGGTCTTTGTAATTGATGTTGATCCAGGCATGGATTTGGTCACCGAGATAACATCAAAGATTTCCGAACTTAGACCGGCAATAACGCGAGTTGAGGCAGTTGGATCAAAGAGGTTTAGGTTGAATGAGGAAATATGAAGCACAGCATCCTTGCGAGTTGCAAGAAGCATCTTCGCTTGATTGAGCGCTTCGGCATCGGTTTGGACAAGGATGTCGGCTCGAACGCCTGAATGTTGATAATAAGTAGTGATGGAGGTGGAATCCGTAACATTTTGAGCGCTACCGCCAACCCTTGTCACCGTAACATCATTGACAACAAGAGTGTCATCATGAGTCAGTTCAATTCCCTGATAACCAATTGCCGTTCCATCATCTTTGTAAATAGTTGCTGGATTGGCAGCTTTAGCACCAAGGTTTGTGCGAGATAGGAAAATGGCTTTGCCTGTGCGATCAACGAAGAAGCCGCCAAATTCGCTCTTGTCGGCAACGGTTTGAATAGCATCAAGCATGGTGCGATTGGCTGTGCCCGGATCAACTTGAACCGTTGAAGCGCCTGTATCAATTGAGCGCTGGCTGGCTGGCCATTGGGCTAAGTCAAGGAATGCGCTCACGCGAGTTCCTGAATTATCGCCATTGGCAGTGCCGGCGATTGTTGAAACATTGTAATTGGTGAGCATTCGAAAACCGTCAACGCATTGAAGCGTGACTGTCGAACGATCATAAATGCCAACTGCAAAATGCGTGATGAATTGAGTTATGAAACCGTTGAATAAGGTGTAACGCACACCGTTATAGTCGGCATAGATGGTGATCTTTCGAAGAGGCAAAATCTTGCCATAGTATTTGCCCGAAACATTGGAAGGATTGAAATCTCCATTGTCATCTTGTAAAACCACTGTGGCAGTGCCAGCTTCAAACTTGTCAAGGATACGGTTGCGACCTCGACGAATTGATGCTTGCAAGGAAATGGAACCAACATCAACCGAATCATCGGCATCTGCTAACTGTCCAGTTCCCAACACGCCTTTGGTCGCATTGTTCAAAGTGAAAGCAGTGGAAATAAATGTCGCACCATCGGTGAAGTCAATTATTGCCCCAAATTGAGGTACTCCGTCAACCGCCATTTAGATTGCCGCGACTGAGAAAGTAACTGCCTTGCCAGAAAGTTGACCTTGAAGCAAGTTATTTCGAACCGAGCTAGTCAAGTCGGCTTGAGTAATCAATGAGCCTGAAACATTGATGATGGTTGTACCACCGGCAGATGAACTGCTTGAACTTCCAGCTCCAGCGCCATAAGAAGCGGTCATTCCTGAAAGTGGATTGTATGCACTTGTTGCCGAGATGTCTGCTGTGGTGGCTTGCAAACCGCCCAATGGGTTGTATTGCATAGCGTTAGATAAAGCAGCGGCATTTATGGCATCTGTGACAGCGCTTGGAGTACCACTGAAAGTTCCACCCAATATATCAACACCGGCAAGTTGGGCTTTATTAGCATTTGAATTTGTTGCTGCGGCAACCGCTTGTTGATAGGCAGAACCTCCACCGCCTCCACTTTGTTTTCCTCCAATTGCCTTCATATAAGCATTGAAAGCGTTTAGAGCATCAATCCAAGAGGCTGCTGCTAAATTGCCAGGATCAGAGAATGTGGTTGAAAAGGCTGTGCCGGCTTGAACTTGCGCGGCATAATCAATAACTTGCTGGCGAGTCATTCCCCATTTAGTACGGAGATTGTTGATCTCGGTATCATCGAGTTTTTGATCCTTGAGCGCAACGGCAAAGTCAATGTATTGTTGTGCTTGATCTTTGGTCAAGCCCCATGCTTGGTAAAGAGCCAGGATTGAGTCATTGTTTGCTGGAGTTGAATTGGCAGCATAAATGCGGTCAATGTAAACCATGACTTGATCAGAAGTTATGCCCCATTTATCGGCAAGAACAGCAACTTCTTGAGTCGAAATTTGATTGTCGGCAAGAACTTGCATGATGTCGGCATATTTTTGCGCGGCTTCATTGTTTTGCATTTGCAAGTTCCATTGATCAAGCATTGCTTGCAATTTGGCTTGCTCAAGAAGGTTGCCTTGCTTGACTTGATTTTGTCGAGCTGCTTCAAGTTCAATTGCAGTCATCGACGCTGGATCGGTTGCGACAATGCCCATTTTCTTGAGAGCTGCTGCAGCTTGATCAGTTTTCAATTTATCGGCGGCAGTTTTTGCTGCTGCTGCGTCAGATACGGCTGCGGCTGCGGCTGCTTTGGCATCTTCTTTCTTTTGCAAAGCAATGCGTTTTGCTACTTCTTCAGCAGCAGCTTGTTCTTTATTGAATTTGACGGCGCTAGTGATGGAAGAGTCAATGGTCTTTTTAGCGGCTGCGGCATTTTTGTCGGCTTTGCTCCAGTTGGTTGCAACATTATAGGTCGCATAAGCGGCGGTCAAAG